ATAATTGTCTATTTCCATCAAGCTATAGGATGTCATAGTGTTTTCCACAAATGCCCATCTATTGTTTGGTGTGGATGGAGAAATGAAGCCACCATCATAGGATGAACCCTTGAAGATGTTGGCATCATCAGCCCAAAGTGCTTCCAGATCTTCAGGTGCTTCACTAAAGTCAGTTCCTATTGTGCCTCTTTCAAGTTTTGCGCCACACACATAGGCTATGTTGGATGTAGAACCAGGCTTTAGTCTGGCAACCAATACATTCTTCAGCCCACTTGACATATCGGTGGATGTGCCAGTTTTCCACACCACCCAAACCCTTTTCCAATCTGATGTCAGGGTGATTTCCAAAGCACCATCCCCACAAGTGGTATTGGTTTCACTACCATAAACCTAGCCATCAGAATTGTACCCATAGCAGATAGCTTCAGGATAAAACATACTTGTGATTTTCCCAGTTCCTTTACACCAGAAGGATAAGGTGTAGTAGGCATCAGCTTCAGGTGCTATCACATTATTCCAAGCCAACAAATCCACATTGGCATTAGTCTTTGCATTAGACTTGATGCTATAGCAGCCACCATAGGTGTTGGCACTAGTGGTGTTGGTTGTTTTTGTGCCACTCGTTGTACAATAAGTGGAATTAAGTTTCTTTGAGCCTCTAAGAAGGTTTCTGCCACCAACTGATATGGCTTCCACTCTGGATGTCAAACCACTTGCAGTCTGCTGAAGGCTGCTTATCTAGGTAGTGTGTCCACTAACAGTACCATTCAGGCTATCAATGCTTGTGGTGTGACTAGATACTGTGGCTTCAATGCTATCAGCCCTTTGTGTAATATTGGATATATTATTGGTGTTGGCAGTTATCCTTCCATCAAGTTCATTTATCTAGGTGGTGTGGTCACTCACAGTCGCTTGGATCTCATCACGAATCTGAAGCGTTGCCCCGGGTGAAAAGATTATAGGCACTACGGTTTTATCAACAATGGCTACTGCACCTAAATCATTTGTAACCCTTACAAGCTGCACTACAAGGTGTTCAGATTGAAGCCTCTAGATGTGAAAGTGCTACTGAAAAGATGTGTTGCTGTAACTAGGTGTGGATGTGCCTGATGAAAGGTTTGTGAAGGTCAAAGCGGTATTAGGCTTGAATCTCACATAATAGTTACCTATTGTGTTTCCAGTATTTGCGACAATATTTGTAGTGGTGCTTCCCTGAATGTGGGCTATATTGTACTGAAGATTGATACCAAGTGTATCAGACTTGCTTACTATAGCCCTTTCACAAACTGGCACCAATCTATAGAATTCAGCATCATCACCACTTTCCATTATCGTGATGGTGATGGATTGTTTTGCTACATTCTAACTTATCATATCAATCAGTATTAACATAAAAAGGGCTAGAAGCCTAGCCCCTAAAATCAAAGTGAAAGCACCACAGTAAATGTGGCTTTAACTGAAATCTCGCTTCTATTCACCGTGATACTTCTGCCAGTCTTAGTGCCATTTGTACCCCAAGTAGTATCAGCTGCACCTGTCTTGTCTGCCTTGCTCCAAGTGAAAGTAGCATTGGTATAGAAGCTATCAGCCACATAATCTACACCCTGCTTCACATTGGCGGTAAGTGTACAACTAGTGGCACCAGAACTAAGCACATTGCCAGCTGGTGCATCAATTTCAATGGTATAGGGATCTGTCAAATCCACTATGACTTGTGACACCGCTTCACAAGTTCTATTACCAGCCTGATAGGTAGGTGAAGATGTATCGGTATCAGTACAGATACATTTGAATTGCTCAAAGTTAAGCACATCAGCTGGATAGATGGTCAATGTTTTAGTGGTGTAACCAGTCATAGTACCTGCATTTGTAGATGTCAGCCTAGTCCAAGTGCCTGAAGCACTTTTCTGATACCATTGGTAAGTTACATTGGTGCTATCTGCCACACCACCCCTATACATTGTGCAGGTAAGCTTCAGGGAACTAATTTCAGACTTGTAGAAGGTAGTTCCATTAGGATAGGTAATATCAGCGGTGATATTGCTACCAGCGGTATCAATCCTATTGATGGTGGTTGAAGCGGTTACAGGAGTAGTAGCCCCAGTATCAGGGTCAGTATAAATACCATTGCACACAATCTGCAAGCTTGTCACACTAACCATATTCTTGTTAATGGTCAGGGCATAAGGTGAAGAAGTTGCTATTGTGCCATAGGCGGTAGCAGCTGCACCATTGATAGTCCAAGTCACGTTTGTAACGTGTGCCATCTGGTCAGTAGATTCCCCACTTACATAAAGTTTGGGAGTAATGGTGATGCTGCTGGTGGTGTAGTTGGGTGTGTACACATAGGAATCTGAGTTGTAGAACTATGTATTACTGCCACTATTAGACAAAACGAAATTAAGAGTTTTGCCATCATTCAAATCCACAATGGTTATAGAACCTTTTGCATTACTTGTTACCATAATTCAATCAAATTTATAAGATTATATTTCTTCTTTTCAATTCATCTACATTAATTACGCAAAAGAACTAAGCCCTTCGCCAAATATCCGAATCAGTCAGGTGGATGGTAGAACCAATGCCAATCCTTGACTGATTCCACACTTCATCACCATCAGTATCTAGTGATACCCTTTCCCAGCTGAACAATTCAGAAGGGATGGCATCAGTTATGTTTTCATTGTTGTACCACACTTCAGCATACAAATCAACTTCCCTTTCCTTATAAAGGGTCAGGTAGCCATTCAGAGAATACACCCTGACTTCCACATTGGTTTTGGTTTCAACATCATCCAGCAAATCTTCAATATTGTCACCTGATTCCACAAATAGATTCCCCTGGATAGTGTTGCCATTGGCAGCAAACCAGGTGTGTTTGTGGTTTTTAAGGTTGAAGTCATTGATACCCTTGTAGTGGGCAATCAATGGGGCTTTCAGGGTAGGATCTATGGAATTGTAAGCTGCAAGGTATATGGCACTTTGCCTTGCATCATCATCAGTTCCCCTATAGCCTAGCATAGCTATTTCATCCCCTTCTTCAGGGTTCAATGTGCCATCCTTGATGGTGGATGACAATTCAATGAAGTGGAAATCTTCATCATCAATGGTTTCAGTACCAGTGGCAACCACCAAGCACCAATAGTACTTGTTTGAAACATTGTAGGAAGTGCCTTCAGCTGCATTGAAGGTCTGGCATATAGCCTGGTCATTCACCTTCCACATATTAGCTATTTTCCTATTCCCATCAGAAGCCTTCCAATAAAGCTTGTAGCCATTGCTTGTGGCAGCAACCTTATCCACCCTGAAGCCATCGGCAGGGGTTAGCAGTACTGCACCACCAGCTGCCTTTATTTTGTCTATAATCAGTTCAAAGAAGTGGGCTGATTTGGTCACAGTCAGGTTTTCTGTCGTGATATTGTCAGAAAGCAGTTCCTTGATGTAGCCATTTACTGCACTTAAATCACCAGCATCAAGTTTCTTGAAAACACCCTGCTTTGAATGAAGGGTATCAATATAACCAACAGAAGCATTAACTTTGTAAGCTTCCACATCACCAATGAATTTGGGTGCTATCACATTGCCATCAAAGGTGTACTTCTGTCCACCTGAAATGGTTGTGCCATCTTCATCATCCCTTGCTATCTCCAAATCTTCATTGGTATAAGCCCCATCTTCATCCTTCCCACGAATGATAATCTTCCCATCAAGTGCCACATCACCATTGGCTGAAATGTTATCCACATCAGCCAAATCACCCTTCACATCATTTGTTCCATCATAAGGCTAGCCAAAGATGGTGTGGGTTTCCAATGTGCCACCGCTGCCTGAAGTATTACTGAAGCCACCGCTACCTGAAGAAGCTGAAGTGGAAGTACCCCCATTTACGTTTTTTCTGATAAATTCCATTCTTCAACTAATTTAATTGTGTTGTTGCAGTTGTAATAATCCCTGCTATAGCTATCCACTATGAAAGTCTTGCTGCCACTCAGGAAGGGAATCTTAACAGTGGTATGTGGTTTCAGCCTTTTCTTCAGATTGACTTCCAACTGAATGGCTGGCTGCTTGTATTGGTTCACAAAGTCATAGATGATGTGTTCCTCAAATCTATGGGTTTGTCCTGTGGCTAGATTCTTAACTTCATCAATGTAGTACTGACTATCCCCATTATCGTACATCACCACACTATAGGTGGGTGCTTTGTTATCCCAGGTATTCACCTTACATTCAATGTCATTGCCTTCTTCCACATAGGATTCATTGATAACATTGGTGTATTCGGTATCAGTTTCCCATTCGCTATCCTTCACATTGGTATCTTTAGCTATAGCAAGTGATATTGAAAAATCCTTCAGCCAGATGGCATCCAACCTATAGCTGCTATCAACCCTTCCCCTGGTATAGATGGAGAATTCAGGAATGCTACCTTGAATGGTCGCTGCTTCAGGAAGGCTGATTACATAGCCTGATGGGATCCCAGTATAACCATAATCCCCTGAGGTATCAAGCACACTATAATCCTTGTTATAGATGTGGTCAGTATCCGGGGCATTGAAAAAAAGCCTGAAGGTACATTCATTTCTTGTCCATCTTCCACTTCTCCAGAAAGTAAATCTTATACCCCCCATAATAGGTACTTCCTGATAGTTCTAGAAGTAGTAGTCACCCCATTTCAGTTTACATTCAAGGTAAAGGTTCATTCGGTTGAAATCATCCTTTTTGTTGCTGTAATCAGGGGGTATGTACATCCAATTTTCCCTATCCATTAACCTGATGCTGCCCTTAATCACCATCTTGGTCTTTGCCCCTACATAGGTTTCAGGAATGTCAGAAGCCTTGGTAGAGAAAACAAGCTTCCCTGCTTCCTTATCGTGCTGATGAATCAGGATGTAGTCAGTCAAGCTTTTGTCTGGGTTGGACACAAAGGCAGTATCATAGTTGAATCTATTGTAATCCTCAAAGCTAGCCTGAAGGATGGTTGCACCTACATAATTCTGAAGATCAGGATAGCTTCTGCAAGTATCCATATCCATCCGAGTTCCAGTTTGCTTATCATAGTAGAAGGTCTGATAGTGCCTATTGGTAAGGAACTTGTACCTTCCCTGAACACCTTTGATTAGCCCATAGCCACCACCATCAAGAATGTAGGAAAGCACCTTGTACCATTCACCATTCGCATTTTCAAGGTACTTTTCTTCAAAAACATCAGGCAGAAGGCTTTCATACTTGTTTATCTTACTTGTAACACTAATCTAGTTATATGATGGCAGCAAGGATATAGTGCCATCAGATTCACTATAGCTGCCCCCATTCACCACATATTCATCAGCATCCTACAAGTCGGTATAGCTGCTGTTGCTGATGTCATATCTTCTATAGTCAAAACCACCCTTCAGGGATGAATAATTGATGAAGTACACTTCATCACCTTCAGCCACACAAGTCACATTAAGGTACTGGCAGATTTCTTCCAACACATCCTACATAGTCCAATCATCCCCATCTTCATCAAGAAAGTTCTTTTCAGCAATCTTCAGGGTGTCCAAGGCTACATTCTCATAGATGCAGGGGAAGTACATATAGGTGTAGGGGGTCTTATCCCTTAACATCTGCCTGATGATTTCAGCAAAGGATTTGGTCTTTGCCTTTTCTTCTATGGGTTGGTACTTGAAGTACTGAAGGGTAGATAGTGCATCCTGACATTCTATTTCCAATTCTTCTTTGTCGGTCACAAAGCCCATATCATACATATTGGGGGTGACAAAGCCAGTCCATTCCAATTTGTTGTCCTCATCAGTCAGTACCACCTTCACTTCTTGTGCTGCACTCTGGTAGATGTCAAACATATAATCTGAAGCACCCTGGGTAAGCACCCTGATAGTGGCTGAAGAATATTTGCAGGGCTTGAATATGGTTGCATCATCTCCTTCCAATTCCTCAGTAAATGGTGGAGTACAAAGCACTATATTACTAGTGCCTGTACCCACCTTGGTTGTGATTGTTATGGTATGCAGCCTATCTTCCTTATCCCTGAATTTGCCAATATAATTCATATTACTTCACCTTTGATGTTTTGTTATTATAGTTGGATAGAACCCCCACAAGTTCCTTTCCTGAAATCTTGAATGTCACTTCACCACCTGCCACTTTGTTCATTGCACCACCATTAAGCAGCCTGAACAAGTTAGCCTGTTGGTGATTGGCTAGTATCATTTCACCCTTGTTAGCCCTTATCAGGTTGTAGTCACCTACTGTAGTGCTGCCACCGACAATACCACCTGATGCAAAACCAGCTATCATTGAGAAAGCAGCCACCACCGCTGCAATACCAGCTGCTATGGCAGCTAGATTGGCAGGGAATGGAAGTGAAGCACCTGAAGCGGTAGCACCTGCTATGGCTCCAGCTTCCTTCACACCTAATTTCCCAATCTCAGAAGCATTTTCCAATGAATCATTGGCTATCTTGGTAGCGGTATTTGCGGATTCAGTAGCGGTAAGTGCAGTATCTGAAGCTATTTCAGCTGAATTGCTTGCTACTCTTTTGGCAGCAGCAGCTTCACTTATTTCACCAAACAACTTGATTACATCATTGATGGCTTCATAGGAACTAAGGGCTGATTCTATCGTGCCTATAATGGCACTAATGGCTGAAGTGATTTGTTCAAAGCCACTCATATCTTCCCAATGCTCGCTTAAATTCTGCCAGCTGTCATTGATGGACTTTACCGAATCATTCAATGTGCCAATGCTTGAAATGGTGGATTTGATGCCTTGGTACATCTTCTTGTCAAAGGTGGACTTGATTTGCAGTTGTTCTGCATTCAAGTAGGCATCCTTGTAAGCATCAGAAAGCAATTCCACCTGCTTCCTTGCTTCCTCATAGATGGAAGCAAACTGCTTTTCATTGTCACTTAGAACACCACCAGCCTGAATCCTTTGCTGAATAGCCTTGTATTGCTCCTTGTAGGAAGCCACCAAGGATCTGTTGAAATCCAGTTCATCCTTCAGGTTGTCAGCCTTTGTGGTAGCTTTTTCTGCCTTATCCCCTTGGGGGCTGATGGCTTGCTGATGTACCTTCACCTGAACTTCAAGCTGATGGGTTGCAACTTCATCTTGTATAGCTGCCAAATCCTTATCTTCTAGAACAGGCTTCAGCCTTAGTTCCAAGATTCTTTTTTGTTCAGTCAGTTTGTCTATTTCCTTCTGGATAGTTGCCCTGGAATCATCATCTACTGCCAACTTCAGAAGTTGTTCTTTTTCTGTTATATCCTGATTCAGCTTCTGCAAAGAACCATCTTCCACCTTCACTTCCAGACCAAGTTCAATCTTCTTGGACTTGATTTCTGCTTCTAGTGCTGCCACCTGCTTTTTGTAATCCTCAGGGGTGATATTCAGCACACCATCCTTGTATTTCTTCTGAAGGTCTGCCAACTTGTTTTCCAAGTCCTATAAAGAACCCTTGACTGCTTCTACATCCTTCTTCTTGTCACTACTTCCTGAACTACTATGGGGTGTGGTTTTACCGCTTCCTGGCTTAGTGCCAGTAGCACCATAGGAAGAAAGTTGTGATTTGGCTGCTTCAGCTTTTGCATTGGCAGCTTCCATCATTGTTTCATAGTGGCTGATGTTATCATCATAGCCCTTCTGTAGTTCCTTATTGGTCTTTAGGGCTTGGTCATTTCGGTACTTGTTTATCTTGTCAATGCCTGACTTGGAAAGCTTATAGTAGCTTGTGACCTGACCACAAGCCTTTTCATATTCCACATCATCAGCCTTGATGCCAGCTGCAACCCATTCATCATTCTTCTTGATAGCTTCTTGCTCGTTTACTCCTACTTCGTGACCCTTTCCTGATTCCTTGGTGTAGTAGTCACCTGTACCAGTGCTTTTCTGCCTATTGCTCCATTCGGTTTCCTTCTTCTTGATGGCATCCTTGTATAGGTCTTTGTATGCTTCTGCTTCAGCAATGGCTTTAAGTGCTTCCACTACCTTAGGTGCATTCTTCACAAATACATCATAGGCATCATTGACATTCCACACCGACAAGTTCAAGGCATCAAATGCAGTTTGGTTGTTCTTGATCCATTCCTTCTTGTCTGCTTCAGTTTTCAGACTTTTCCATTGTGCCTGAAGTACCTAGAAAGAACCCACCAAGTCACCTGACTTTGTGCCTAGCACTTCAGAAGCGTGTTTCTATTCATCAAGCTTCTTCTTAGTGGCTTCAGCTTCCTTCTGAAGTTCCTTTTCCTTTTGGGTTGCCTTGTCACTATTAGCAGCAAAGGCATATAATGCGGTAGCCACACCTATCACAGCAGTAGCTAACAGCACATAAGGATTAGCCTTTGCTACTGCATTGAACAACTTCTAGGCTACTATGGCAGCACCAGTAGCAATAGTGCCTTTGTTCTCTGCCATTGTCCTTATCTTGATGGCAGTAGCAGCAGCCCCTTCTTGAATAGCCCTTGTTTTAAGCATAATGGCTGAACTAGACTGAAGGGCATTAGTCACCTTAGTAAGCAGGTTGGCGGTGCTTTGCACGGTCATAAATGTGGCAATGGCATCCTTCAGGGCTTTTTCATTACCTGTCACCTTTGCCAATATGGATGAATAGGTACTTAGGGCTTCACCACTAATTCCTATCAGATCATTGAACACATCTAGATTGGGGGTGTCTGATGCCATCACCTTGATTTCCTCGCTGACATCACCAATGGTATCTTTGAGGGTACCAGCCTTTGCCCTTATTGTATCAATCTTCTGAATTAGTTCCTAGCCACTTGCACTTTGCTTTTCTGCTTCACTCATAGCCCTATATTGGGCGGTAAGTTGGGTCAATTCATTCTGAAGCTTCTTCAGCTGGGCTTTCAGGGGAATATCCTTCTATGTACCCAAGCTGCCCATTTCAGCGTTTGCTTGCTGCATTTGGGCAGATAGACCCTTCAGGGTACTTTCCACACTTGAAAGTGTGCTGCTTAAAGAAGCACCAAAATCACTAGATTTGGCATCCTCTGACAAGTTAGCCCATTGTATCTTCAATTCTTGCAGTTGGGCGGTCAAAGCCTTTTGTGCTTGGGATGTACTCATAGCACCGCTTTCCACTTTTTCTAAAGCCTTCACCACCCTTTGATAGGAAGCCACTTGTGCATCAGTCACACTTGCATTCTCCTTGATTTCCTGACTTGCTTTTCTGGCTTCCTCAGTATATTGGTGTAGGACTGATTTTGCTTCATTGATGGACTTGGTGAATCCTGAAGTGTCAGCCCCAATAATTGCGGTTAGTGTATTAGCCATCTATTGCCTTTCTTATGTAGTTAATCAAAATAGGGTTGGATTGCTGCACCACCTTCACCAATGAATCAGTAGGCTTGATGTAGCCCTTAGTATATGGCTTGATGGCTTTCCCCTTCATCTTAGTCTGCTTCCTATATCTTGTACCACCCACAAAGAACCGGGTCTTATAGCTGTCATAATCAGATTTATTGCCCATAGCGTGAATCTTGATGCTGCCACCTTGATCCTTGCCAATCATAATTCCTGATGTCAGGTGGGCAATGTTGCCTTTGTGGTGCTTGTATAGTGATTGGGCATCATTCACGAATGAAGCCCGGATCATATCCCTTATCCTGATGGCAGCTGCCACCACAGCCTTGTTAATCCTCTGCTTGGTATCCCTTGTAAGGGTGTCCAATTCCTCAATGTTGTGTATCAGCTTTTCCATTCAACAAATCCCTTTCTATACTTTTTGCCCTTGCCTTCAATCTTTGGATGTCGGCATCAGAAATGGTGGTATCCATCTTTTCATCATCCCAGGGGAAGTGCATCATATCCTGAAGCTTCAGCTGTTTTCTGCTATTCACTTGTGCAACCACATACATCAGCCATCTTGTTTGTTCCCAAGAAGTTTGGTCGGCATACTTCAGGCACTCCAAAAGTTCATTCACTTCCCAACTTTGCAGTTCATCCATAAAGTATTCCAATGATACAAGCTTGAATTGTACCACTAGGGTCAGGAATACTTTATGGGCAATCAGTTTTTTTCATCATCCCCCTTGTCTGCCTTCTCATCTTCCTTGATGTTGCTGATTTCCATTTGGTGCTTGTACACATCATTAAGCCAGTTGGAAAACTCACTAAGGGAAGATGGGTTATCATCTATCCAATCAATGAAATCATCAAATCTCAGGTTATTATCCCTAGAAGATGCTACTACTACCGAATAGAAGAAGGTGATTACATCAGAAAGCCCTTGTGGACTGAAATTCTTCTGGGTGATATTTTCGTAAATCATCAATGCCCTGAAGGAATATTTCAGGGTGTATGTGTTGCCTTTAATCGTTACATCCATAATCAATCACTCAATACAATTAAAGGGGATACCAGATGTGTCCAGCACCCCCCTGAATCATTTTAGTTATCCATTGTTGGTTCTTCCTCTTCTTCTTCACCACCACTACTTGAACCTTTCTTCACTAAAGAACCGCATCCCGTAAGGGTAATGCTGAAAGTAGCATTCTCACCCGTGTTGGCATTGGCAGTAAGGGATGTGACAAAAGCCTTTCCTGAGTAATAGGAAGTGGTTTTGTTCAAGTCATACGATGCATTATTCCCACTAAGTCCATTCACATTCCAATCACTAGCAAAGCCAAAGGCTACTGTCAGCTTGGTTTTGTTAATCATTGCATCAAAAAGAATGTCATAGTACTTTTCAGTAAATAAGTTTTCTGAAGTGATTTCCCAAGTAATGTTTCCAATCTCGCTAGCACCCCAGAATCCGTGATCCTTGCTGGAAATGTCAATGGTGTTGCCATTGAGGGTCAAGGTGTGTGAAGTAGCATATGCTATACTTTTCTCATCATTGAAGAGCATCAGCTCATCGCCTTTAATAATACGTTCCATATAGTCTTAATAAGTTTTCAATGTAAATATCAATCTTTGTACAAAAGCATCTTCAAGGTATTCTTCAGTAACTGATGTAAGCCTGCAATCAGTAATGCTGATGCCTTCATCCTGGCACCTTTTTAGTTCAAGGATGTTTCTGATTCTATTGGCTACCTCCAAGGATTCCACATAGTTGTCAGATACTGCTATTACCTAGAACTCTATAGTATTACCCACCACACCATCCTTGCAATACTCCACATTCATTGCAGTCCTGGCATATACCACGAATGGGAAGGTGGTTTCAGCATTGGCTACCAAGGGGAATATCTTCTTTGGTGTAACCATCCCTGAAAGGGTTTCATCTTCTGAAAGCAGCTTGTAAATCAGCTTTCCTATCAATATACTGTTATCCATATCAGCCATTAGTTTAGTCCATAAGCCTTCCTTGGTATCACTCATTCACCAATTCAGCCAGGATGGTTTTCTGCATCTGGTGGGCATCAGGTTCAATGCTTATAACCCTATAGTACTTGTCACCATACTTGATTCTATCAGTATCCAACACATCTACATAGCTTCTTATCTGAAATACCTTGCTATAGTCATAGAAGATTTCATTGTTTTGGATTTCCCTATTGCCTAGGCTATGGTTCACCTTTGCCCGGGTGAAAGCCACCAACTGATAGGAAGTGGAGATGTCACCATAGTCAGATTGCCTTTCCACCTAGCGGTAAATGGCAATAACTTCATTCAAAATCCCTGCTCTCATAATCAAGGTAGAAAATAATGTTTATAAAGCCCCAACAAGTATTCCAAAGTGTATGGCACTTTCAGCACCTGACTATAGGCGGTTGGCTCTCTGTTGGCATATAGGTTGCCTACCATCAGAAGGATTGAATGACTGATGGCAGATGGCAGCACACCATCCACCACCAAATCATCTAAAGCTATGTCTAGATGTTGGGATACCGAATCTTCAGCCACCTTAATCAAAGCACCGATATAGGCATCATCATCAGTAAATGAATCATCTATGTTCAGGTGCTTTTTGGCTTCTTCAATCGTTATGTACATAGCTTTCACCATTTAATAGACTTATCAAGCTGGAAGGGTCTTAGCCACGAAGGATTCATCCCTTCTAGGCTTTGCATCAAAGTAGGCATTCACCACTAAGCGCACCTTGCCATTTGTAGCCTGAGAATAAGGATCGATGGTAAGGTCAATGCTTCCCCATTGTCCAATGATGTAATCATCAAACTTACCAAGCAGAATGCCCTTGCAAGCAGAAGTGCTTAATACGGGAATACCATCAACTTCCCCATTCTCCATCACGAACAAGCCACTACCTGCATCTTTCTTTGTGGTCTTTAAGGCTGCTTTGGCAGCAGGGGATACAATGTACTTGAATTCACCTGATACATTGGCTTCCTCTAAGGTCTTGACCATATCTACCATAGATTCATAGGAAGTATCATCAAGGGCATCAGCACCATTGAAGATGCCGGCAGGTTGTTTGTTGGTACCAGCTGCATTGCCCAGGATGGTTTCTTCAAGTTTGTTGGAAATGGCTTTTACAATGTCAGCCCTGATAAGTGCTTCAGCAGATACACTATCCTGAATCAGGAACTGCTTTGAAATGTCAATGTAGGCGGTGATTCTCTTAGGCTCTAAGGTCACTTCATCAAAGGTGCCAGCACCATCAGCAGCTGCTTCAATTTCACCAGCCCATCCCACATTACTTCCTGAATAGGAAGGGATGCTGATATTACCTACCAAGCCAGTCATATAGTTGGCACCAGCTGCACTAAGCACAAGGTTTGCCCTGAGGGGTTCAAGGATGTTCAGCTTATCTTCAGCCACCGCTTCCTGACCATTGTTAGCCACAGTAGCTTGAATGTCACTACGGGCTTCAATGGGAAGCACAATCTGACCACTATAGGAAAGCCCTGCCTTTCGCATATCAGCTATACCAGCATCTACAACCTTCTGGCTTGTTTCGTCTAACTGACGATTGTTGGCTACATCATTGATAGCCTTCAAAAGTGAAAACTTTTCCATACTTCTTTTAGTTGTTTCTTTGTTTAATTTGTTATTCAGTTCTCTGATCTCATTATCAACATCTGCTATCTCCTTCTTCAGGGCTTCAAGCTGGTTGGTTTCCTCATCATTCAACTTTCTTGATTCCTTTTCAGCACCTGAAAGGATAGCATCAGCCTTCATCTTCAGCTGATTCTTCTTGTCCATCAATTCTACACTATTCATAGTTCAGTCATTAAATTCAAATTCAGCGTTACATTCCGGGCAGATGTAGTATTTGGTAATGCTTCCATCCTCATTTACTATGTCATTCTACCTGATTGTTTCAGCATTGCAATAGAAGCACTTCATCTGATAGATTCCCTTAGTTCCTTGTAATAATCTTCAAGTTCCTTTTTCTCCTTTGCCTTTATTTCATCCATACCCCTGGTGTCGGTCTTTACTGAAGTGGCATCATAAGCAGCCCTATAGACCGGGCTGACATCAAACATCTGCTTGATGTGGCTGATGGTTCTAAGGTACATCCCATCACTTCTTTTAGTCCACTTATCTTCACCTACCGTAAAGGCAAAGCTTGAATTGGTAATGTCACCCCTTCTAAGACCTTCTAGCAGTTCATCACCAAGGCTTGTGTTGGGTGCATCAAAGCTATACTTCAAGCCCCTTTCATCCACCGACAATTCAAGGCTACCATTGCCTTTGTTGCTTCTAGCCAGTACCCCTTTATCTTCATTGTGGTTCAGTAGGCAAAGGATGTCTGATTGTTCCAGCACACCTTCCAAGGCTCTGGGTTCAATGACTTCCACAAAGCCACCCAAGTCCCTTGATTCACTATTAAACACTACTGCATAACCTTCAACCTTTCTGGAATCAGGCAATGTAGTAATGTTTTCTTCAATCATTCTTCTTTCTCTCATACTAGGATACAATTTATTGTTTAACATCTTCATTCTTGATGCTGTTGTCTGATGGTGCATTCTAAGCTGCCTTGTTCACTTCCATCAGATTCACTTGTACAAAGTGGGAATCACCACCTTCTATGTAAGGCAAATCAATTTCCTTCCTGATCTCATTGCAGCTGACCACACCGATATTGAAAAGGGTGTTGTAGTAGTTGGCTAGGCTTTGCTTGTCTGCCCTAAGAAGCCTGGATGTGTCAAACCTGACATCAATGCCTTCTTTCTCTGATGGCTTGTACAACTTCCTTTCAAACTCCAATTCTATCTTTTCAAGCATTGGTGATAGTGTATCAGTCAGGAAGGAAAGGTTTGTGGCTTCTACTGTGCTATAGCTGCTTTTGGACAAGTCAAATGCCTTCACCGGACTGACTCCAAAGAATCTGCAAATATCAATCACATTGAACTGCCTAGTTTCCAATAGTTGTGCATCAGTTGGGTTCACTGTGATGGGCTTGAAGTCCATATTTCCTTCAAGTACTGCCACACCATTGGGCTAGCCAGTAGAAGGGCTAAAGGCAGTCTGCCAACTTGATTTCAAATCTTGCTTCTGCTTTGTGGTCAGGGTGCTTTGTACTGTCAGGATACCAGCCAGGTTTGCGCCACCCTTGAAGAATCCTGAAGCGTGTGCTTCACTATCAGCTGCCAACCCCAAGGTATTCTTTGCGTGTGCAAGTGTACTAATACCATTGATTCCATCATAGCTGAAGTTAAGAATATGAATCATATTGCAAGCCTCAATCACATTGGATATGCCCAAAACACTATAGGCAATGTTATCCTTCAGGGTCTTTGGCGGTATGACAGTTACCCAATCTGATGGGATGTAGTGCAGGGCAATGGCATTGCCTTCACCATCCCTTTCTATAAAGGCATACCCATTGCCTTTAAGCAGGGTGGATGTCACCAAAGTTTTGATGAAGGTAAATCTGGTCATTCTACTATTGGGTTCAAAGTTCAGTAACCTATAGGTGGGATGGCTTGTAAACCTCATCTTGTAGCCTGATGCATCAAGCTTGAATGGTTCAAGTGGCAGCTATGCCACAGAATCAGAAATCACTTCCACACACCTATACACAGTAGATAGCAGCAATGCCTTGTTAGTAGAATAAGCACCTATGCCATTGTACATCAGGTAGTCAAAAGTGCTACTTCTTTCTTCAGCATCAGTCTTGCTATTTTTACTAAACCATTTAAAATTATTGAATAACATATATTTTAGTAATTTATCTGATGTTTATTAAAAATTCACTATATTTGCAGCCGATTATAAACCATTAATACCTATAGAATATGAAAAGAATATATTTGTTTATCGTTGCGTTAATAATGTGCTTTGGTTCTATGGCTTATGCACAAAGTTCAAAAACCTGCTATCAGCAAGCTGCACAATATGAGCAACAGGCTCAACAGTATGAACAACAAGCACAACAATTAGAAGCGAAAATAACCCAAATCAAGAATTCACAGAATACTAACAAGAATTCTCAAGCTGTTCAACAAACAATTGATCAGTATAAGATTCAAGCTCAACAATGTAAGAAGAATGCTCAAGAATGCCGCAACAAAGCGGCTAACCTAAAAAGGCAGGGCGATTCTCTTGCAAAGGATGGTAAGTAGAGCTTAAATTGTTATTATTTCATTGGTATAATGGGGTGTGCTTAGGTACACCCCTAATGCTTGTATCATACTGATAGCCCCATCAATCTTCTTTTCCTTGATTGACTTATTGGGCTTTACATTACCATTATGGTCTGACTTTAGGCTGACATTCCTGAAGCACCATCTTGTTATTTCGTTATTCTCAATAACTGCCCTTCCTGATAATATCAGCCTTTCCATTTCCCTTGTGGGTTTGTTAAAGTTGCCCAGGTTCTATGGGTACTACTCCAAGGGCAATCCTTTTTCAGTTGCATCAATAGCCCACTAGGTACTATTGTAGGGATCATAACCGACTTTCTGGATACATACCTAGTTACTATATGCCATCATATCATTTGTGATATAGTCATAGTCAGTAACATTGCCTTCAGTTATCTTCAGTAGCCCCATCTGCTTCCAGTACTTGTATAGTTCCCTATCAGGCTTTTCCCTTAGGGCAGATTCAGGCAAGTAGTAGTCAGTCCTGAAGTAGTAAGTGCCATCATCCACTATCATATAGCTTACAGCGGTAAGGTCAGATGTAGCAGCCAAATCCACCCCTACATAGCAGGGCTTATCCTTCAAGGCATCCCAATCTATCTTCTTGCTAGCCTTCACCAAGTAGGTTTCAGGTAGCCACACTTCTGAGGTGTCACACCATAGATTTAGGGTCTTTGTTTTCACACCCACTTCTTCTGATGGGTTGTTAATGGCACTTTGCACTTGTTCCCTGATGTACTTCCTGGTTACTGTCACATCTAGGTTTGGCGCACACTTTACCCAATTTTTTTCCTCAGTCCAATCATCTTCTTCATCTAAGCAGTAGATGGCAATAAACATACTATCATCTTCTTTCAAGCCATTCAGTACATCTATAGCGGTACTTCTAAGCTTGTAGCAGGGAAGTGTTTTATCAAAGCCAGCGGTTGTGATTGTGCAAAGATGGGGATTCTGGCGCATACCCATAGATGATTTGATTACATCCCTTACCTTGCTATTCTTTGCCGAATGGTATTCATCAATAAGACCAAATGATGCATTGAAGCCATCAAGCTTGGAATCATCAGCTGCAAACACTTTCAGTTTGCTATTGTTCAAGTCCAATAGAATGGAATCCCTATAGGCTTTCAGATACTTTGCCTTGGGATCCAGCTGCCTAGTAAAGGTACTGCAAAACGAAAAGGCAATCTTAGCCTGATCTTTGCTATTGGCTGCTAAATCCACTTCAGCACCATCTTCCCCATCAGCTATCAAGAAGTAGATGCACAAGGCAGCTGCCAGGGCTGTCTTTCCTTGCTTTCTGCTAATTTCAATGTAGCTGCTACTGAACCTTCTATTATCAGTTCCTTTCCAGTACCATCCAACTATATTGGCTACTATGAATGCTTGCCAATCTTCAAGGATAAAGTTCTTTCCTGAAGATTTGCCAGTAAAGTGTTTCAGGGTGCTGATGAAGTTAATGGCATTGTCCACCACATCTTCCTTGAACTCCAAATCATTCCTTTTCAAATCAGCTTGAAATCTCGCTACTGCCAGCTTTATGTTTTCACCAACAACTATCTTTCCTGAAGTCACATCATCACAGTACTTATAATATGGTTTCATATTTAGTTCCTTTCAAATACTCCCTGCAAAAGAATCCCTTCCTAGGTTCATAGTCATTGAAGATGGGGCATTTCTTATAGACAAACACATTATTTGCCCATCTGCATAAATCCTTCTGATATGGGGTTTTCTCTTGGGGGTTATCATAATCCTTGTAAGGCATCACATAAGGTAGGATATTGTACTTCTACAAGGTATATATTCTATCTAAATCCTGTTCTATGGTGCTATTGAACCCCACCAACACATAGCATCTAAGCTTATAGGGTTTAATATGGGTAACTAGATTGGCTAATAGTGGTTCCAGGTTATCTTGTGGATTATCCCAAGCTATAAAGATTGATTTCTAAATCTTCAGCTTGTTCAGGGCTTCTGCTTGTTCATCGGTCAAAATCCGCAAATCCACTCCCCTGAAGTTGATGGGTTGCTTCTATTCTGCTAGCCATTCAATGTGCTTCTGCCAATCAGGGGAAGCAAAGAAATTGTTATCCAGTACATCAATCCACTTGCCCCTAGGGTTCAGTCTTACTGGTTTAACTGAATGGATATAGCCTTCTTTCTTGTTCACCAGACAGAACTTGCACTTTCTGATGCAGCCCCTAGATAGAAACACTAAGGAGTAGTCACAATCAGGGTATAGGCTATAGTCTAAGGTGTCGCTATTTTCAATCTCATTAGGTAGGGCTTTCATTATGTCATAGCCAGTACCCCCTTTAACCAAGCTATCAGTCTGAAGTCCTGAATAGTCATAGTCAGGTGTGAAGGTGAATATCTTGCTGGAATAAACCACATCATACTGATGGGATTTATCCACCCATTCTACCTAGTGCCTTTGCACTTTGTGATAAGCACTAATCTTCATCAGGGCAAAATTGGGATAACCCTTGTAACCATCAACATCTATCAGTCCTACTCGCATATCTTCACTATATGGTCACACAAATTAGGTGGGTACATACTTCTTGCTGCTTTACCCATCACTCCCTGAAGCCCGGTTCTACTTCCTCTAGGTGCTGCCTGATGACATTTGTCACCATTCTTACACGGAGGCAGAAAGGCAGGGTTAGGATGGTTGGTGAAAATGTGGGTTCTTTTTTGATATGGGAAACCATATTTGCAGTAGGTTATCATATACTTGGGTATCCCCTGCATATAATCCATTGAACACAACCCACCCACTGGGTTTTCAATGAAGTAGTACTTTGGCTTCAGCTGCCTGATTAACTCCAAAGCGTGTTTGTTTACCTTATCACAATATCTAGCATAGTCGGTGATGGGATCCAAATTGCCAGTCACCTTATTCTTGGTTCTATGTTTGCTGATGGCAGCTAAAGAAAAGGTGGTACAGTCAAAAGCAGCCCATATCACATCAGGCTAACCAAACTTTTCAAGTATCATTTCAGGTGTCACCTTCAGTACATCTATATGCAAGGAAGAAGGGAAAGATTCATCCCAATCTATGGTAAAGCATTCGTGACCTTTAGCCCTGAAAGCATTGCTCATACATTCTGAACCTGAAAACAATTCTAGTACCTTCATTGTTGCTCCTTTAAGAATGAAAGAATATGAGCAACCACATCCACCGTCCAACCATCACCCAACACATCAAACGCATCTTTATCTGAAAGCATACTACAATAACCTTCAGGTAGGGTTTGAAGCCTTTCTCTTTCCACCCTGGTTAGATAGCGCACACCATCAAACACACCATTTTCACAAACAATGTCCTTTGCTGCCATCCCCTTGAAGTGTCTATCAAAATAATCCCTGCATTCCTCATAGTGTTCACGATCTTTGAAGATAAGGGTAGTAAATCCCAATGTGCTTCTATGGTACATCTTTACTGGGGTAGTCAATGGTCTGGAATCACTCACCAAAAGGCATCTTGACTTAGGAAGTGGGCTGTAGCCTGATTCCAAAATGTCATTTAGCTAGATGTTCCTATCATCAGGCAGCACTACACTTGGTATGTTTGTCCAATAAAGTCTAGGTCTGCTTTGTGCCGATAGCAATTTGCTATTAATGGCTAATGGCTCAACCCCCAGTAGTTCACTTATCTTTGTCTAGTCTGCCTTCTTCATCTTCACATTCTCCAATAGGAAGTATTTGGGTTTTACTTCTTGAAGCAACCTAAGGTAATGATAGAACAAGCAGCTTTTATCACCATCTAATCCATCCTTCACTAGATTGGCATTGCTGAAATCCTAACAGGGGCTACCACCAATCATCAAATCAATCTTGGGCAAATCATCTGCCTTCACTTGGGTTACATCACCTATCTGGATTGTGTCAGGATAGTTGGCTTGTGCCACCTTGATGGCAATGGGCTTTATCTCGCTTGCATAGTATCTATCAACTTTTATCCCAACCCTTTCAAGTGCCACCCTGCCACAACTGATACCATCAAATAAACTCAGCACAATCATTGCTTTCTGCTTTTAATGAAGGTTTCAAGGGGTGATTCCTCACTATTGGCATCATCTAACAAAGGCAACTTGCTTCTTGACTTTGCAGTCAGCCCAAATTCAGTCATTACTTTCAAAGCCTACGTTTGTGCATCTCTTCCTATTTTAACCGCTGGGTGTTCAGCTATATTCCCACGATCACTAGTGATTGTCAGTCCTTCTTGTTCAACTATCTTGCTTGCTTTGATGAATGTACTGTAGTTGTAAGCCAACATCTATAGGGCTGCATCATCAACATCTTCTATGATGCCATTATCTTCTAGCATCTGAAGCACATTCTGCATATATGCTCTGGCTTCAGGCTCTAGATTCTCAGGTATTGTAAAACTTATCATAATATCGTTTTTTAGTTATACAATTTTTTGTTAAACAAGGCTGATATAAGTAACTTACTATTACCACTATTAACGATTGACTAAGAATGTATTAACTATGCGTTAAGCCCCTTGCATACATCAAATATTATGTGTAAATTTGCAGAAAATTTAAGGATAATATGCAGATGAAAAGCACAAAAAGCAAAATCATTGGTTTTAGACCTACCCCTAGGTAGGACTTTGAATTGGACAACATTTGCAGGGAACTGAAGGTAAAGAAATCCTCATTGATCAGGTATCTGCTTGAGGACTTTATTAACAAGTACTTAAAAGCAAAAGGTTATGAATAACTGGGACAAGTATAGAAGGATGTAGTGTAACATAGACAAGGCAATGCTGAATGCAGCGGTAACCAGCCTGATGATTACACATTACAAGCAGCTAAGTATTGAGTTGGTCAAAACCCCTGAGGATGGGGATGTATTTAATGACACCTATCTGAAGTTGACCTACAAGTATAACCCTGATAAGGACTTCAGGGAGCAATTCAGGTGGGTTTTCAACCAGTTGAAAAGCGCATATTCCAGGGATGATAGATGTGGTCACTTCTACCATCTGAATGAAGAAAGGGTCACCATTCCTGACTTCATTAAGGATGCTGAAGAAGTGCCTGATACGGAAGTGGATTTAATCTCTAAACTGAAAGCGGTATGCCATATATAGTAAAACCCAAGGTAAAGCCTATCAGGAAAGTGAATGTAGAGGATAGGCAGAAGATATATCAGTCTGCCCGGTGGCAAAGGTTGAGGATGGCAAAGCTGATGGAGTAGCCACTGTGTGAAATATGCCTAGCCAAAGGCATCATCACCCCAGCAGAAGATGTCCACCACAAAGATGGCTTCCTGAACTATGAGGGGCTAGATAGAATATGGAAAGCCTTTGACTTCAGTAACCTAATGTCAGTCTGCAAGTAGTGCCACGCTTCACTCCACAAGAATGGTAGAACCAATGGCTAACGCACAATAATTAGTTGTTACAAATATTCTTACATCATTCCGTTGAACTTACTTACTGAAAGAAAAGCACTAACAATTAGTAAAACTAATGCAGCTTGATTAGTAGCAGGTTTACACCCATTATGTGCATTGTGAATGGATATAACTTTGCGATGTAAACACATCAAGGCCAGTCGTATAGCGGTTATTACAACGGTCTCTAACACCGTAGCCCCCTGAAGGCGTAAACCTAGGTTCGAATCCTAGCTGGCCTACACTTTAATATAAAATTTTATAGTTTATGACTGAAGTTAAAAAATTGTTCTTAAGAGGCTTGATGAGGTTGAGCCTTGAGTTTGTGGACTTGGTTTGGCGGCTTGCTGCCCGTTGGGGGTATCGTGATAGCCAAACTACCCTAGATTGGTTGGATGCCTTGAACATAATCAGCGTTGGTGGTTGATGTGGACAAGGGAGAAAATGTAAAAATTTGGTATAATTGAAAAATAAAAAATCCCGTAATCCGTTATTGAAATGAGAGAGTTTTTTTACAACAAACAAGGAAGAATGATTAAGGTCTATCGGTTTGATGAAAACTGCCAGTATGTGGGGGATGATCCCAACTTCAAGGTAATCCCTGCTGGCTATATCAACAAAACAGTATGTGGCTGCGGATTAACTTCTGTTGCCATTGAGAGTGCCGAAAACTGCGTTATTGCAGTTCCTAATGTTGCCTTGGTTGAAAACAAGGTCAGGCAGTATTATAACACACAATACCAAGACAACCCTAAGACTACCTATAAAGTCAGGCAAAGATTCAAAGGGGAAGTGTTCGGTGTTCTTGAAGGTGTTGATAAGGAAGACATAGATAAATACATTGAACGTGTGAAGAAAGCAGGTACACCCATAAAGATTATGGTTACCTATGATTCCTTGTTCAAGTGCGATGTTTACCTTGATGACTGCCATCTTATTATTGATGAGAGCGATAAGCTAGTAAGCTATCAGGCAATGAAAGCCACTAGCAAGAAGGCTACTGATGATTATGATGCAATTACTAGGTTATATATGTTCGCCGATAGGTACAAAGATACGGTATCGTTTATAAGTGCAACACCTATTGAAGTGGCTTTCCTCCCTGCTTTCGTTTCCAAACTTGACCAAATTGAACTTCAATGGTCAAATGTCACCCAAATAACCCCAATCACCCTGAAAAGGCAGCACCCATATACTGCCCTTCAGAATGAAATCATCACCCCCATACAAAAGGATGGCAAAGTAAGCTTGGGGGATCGAGAGTTTTCTAAGGTGATTGTGTTTATCAACTCTGTTGAAACAATCACAAAGATTGCCCGGGAATGTGTTATCGATCCTGATGATATGGCGATCCTTTGTGGTGATAATAGTAGAAATGCCCTGAAGATAAGGGGCTACAATGCATTGCACACTTATAATAAACTACCTAGATTCACCTTCATTACTTCATCTGGATTCCAGGGGATAGACCTAGAAGATGATGAGGCTATGAATGTTGTAGTAAGTAGCACTAATAAGTCTTACCAAATGATTGACTTGGAAACTGATTTAATCCAGGCTACTTCTAGGCAGAGGTTAAAAAGCAATCCCAACTATGACAGGTATGTCTTTATCTATGATGAAAATCCCTTTGAGAAGTCAGAAGAGGAACTTATGGCTGAGCTTGATGAGGTCAAAAAGAGAATCATAAATAATTGCGAGTCTCTGAAGCGGTTGAGACACCCTGAAGGTAGCGGTCTGATTAACAATCTTAAAAGCAGGGCTGATTTTAATTACACAGCTGAAACCTTCAGGCAAAGCGAGGATTTTGTTAAATTCACATCCTTTACCAGGGATAAAGAATTTGTTTTCAATGATAATGTGTACCAAGCATATAGGTATAGAATCATTAAAACAAGACGGGCTTATACTGAGGGGCTAACAGTAGTGTCCAACGAACTAAAAGTGACACCAATAGTTATCCCTGAGCCACAAGAAAACCGAAAACTTAGCTTCTATTCTCTACTGAAAAAATTCAAGGCACAACTAGCAGGGGTTGCAGTAACCTTTGATGATGAAGAGATGGCTGGTGACAACTATAAACTGATACAAGATTTTTATGATGTGTATCACAAACTTCCTGGTAACCCCACTTATGCTAAAAGAATGATAGCACATAAGGGGTGCGAAGAAAAGCAATATATAATTGACCTTCTTGCTCCTTTTCAAGAAGGGGAAGAGTACCCAGCACAGTTTATTAAGGATCATATAGCCAAAGTGTATTTGGACTATGGCATAAACTCCTTTGGCAAGAAACCGAACAAAGCAGCCAAGCCTACTGACCTTTGTACTTTTGGGGTTGAGGTGAGAAAGAAGAAAAAAAGTATTATTTTTTATGAGATAACCAAGATGCCTGACCTGGATTGATATGGATAAGTTTCAGATAGATGAGTAGGAAGGGCGGGGACTGCTTTGTTCCTTCCTTCAGAAGTATGCTAAGAAGATAGACTTTACCCAAGACAAATATTGCCCGGTTGATGTTTTCTTTACGTTCCAGGACAACAGAAAAGCAGTAGGGGAAATCAAGGTCAGGGCTAAGAAGTATCAGGGATACTATACCCACCTGATTGAACTTAGAAAGTTAATGGCATTGGAAGATGCTTGCAGCCAACAGCATCTAGATTATGGATTCTATTTCAATTTCTTTGGAAATGACACACTATATATCTATAATATCAGAGATATAAGGAGGTATGGCTACCATAGTTCTGGAACCTATAACTAGACCACAGCAGTAGCATCAGAAAAGGTGCTGAAGTAGATGGTTGAAATCCCCACAAGGTATGCAACTAAATTTATTCTGAAGGAGGATAAATGGTATAAGGAAAAGTGATTCAATTAGCCCCACCTTAGTTTAACTACCAGGGTGGGGCTTTATTATGTTATTTTTGGTTCTTGTGAAGAACGTAAAAGAATATAGCTAGAGTGAAAGCAGAAAACAAAGAACAAAGATTGGTGATTACATTAAATGCAGTATAAATCTGTTGGGATTTTTCATAGTCCATATCTTCTGGAACCAATTTGATTACTTCAAGATTCAGTAAAAGGTAAAAAATGGTTAGTAATATAGTAATAATTGCACCGATCATACCTAAAAGTGTTGCTGATTTGATTTTCATAGTTGTACTGTTTTATAGCCCTAAAGCATCGTTAATATCTTTATCTTTTATGCCTGTCGTTTGAGATGGTGTGTTAGTTGATTGATTATTTGAATTAAGCTTTTTGTTTAGCATAACTAGCCCCCATATAATAAAGGGCAACCCAATTACATAAACAATGAATTCAGTTATATCATAATAATCAATAAACGAATCTAGTTCTTCAGAAAAAGGCATAAAAACCTCACTTGCTGAAGAATACTTATCTCCTGCAAATAGCCAGTACAGGTTGATAACCAGCCATATTCCACATCCAATAATCCACCATTTTGTATTATCAGACAAGTTTGCTTTGATGGTTGGTATCTCAACTACTTTTTTGCCACTTTCTGCTATTGGCTTGACTTCGGCAGAAGTGCTAGTGGAAATATCCTCTTGATTACCTCCACAATGCTGACAATACTTTGAATCATCAGCAATTTGTTTACCACAATGTTTGCAATACATATTTTCAGTTATTTAAGTTGTTATTTTTTGTTCTTTGCGCCAGTTAGTATAGCACCTAACACAAGAATGCCAAAAGCAATAGGAAAGCTATATATAGCAGTTTTTGTTATCCCTGCTTTATATTCATCTTGTCTAATCCAAGTAAGCGTGTCTTGATAGTCACCCCCAAACAGCATCCCTGGGTCATAGGCACTACTACCAAAATAATGCTCTGTATCATAGGGTTTTGAATCCTCATACCTAATGGCTGCATACCCTAAAGTGCAACATACACAAATAACTACTGACCACAAAAAAATGGCTGCTAATCTATTTCCTTTTTGGGGAACAGTTTTAGCGCCTTGTGGTTTTGTTATTTTTTCGTTAGTTGGGCTAGGTGTGGGCGTGGATGATCCTTGGTTTGATGAATCAACAACACCATTCCCACAATACTTACAGAATATGGAATCATCTGCTATTTCCTTTCCACAATGCTTACAATACATATTATTAGTAGATATCAGTTATTAATAAATCATTCTCCTGACACAAAGTCGCCATTTAGCCATTCTTCACACATTGAGATTAAAGTATTATCCATACACTTTGGACAAAACCTTGAATTGCTATGCCGATATTTAGCATTTGTGTACCCTCTATCTTTAACAACTCCATTTTCAATAGCTTTGCAATTTGGTGTAGAATGATACACAAAGTATTGTCTTATTGGATAACCATAAGAATTTCTGCCTTCTGACATTTCTTCAGCATAAAAGTGATCTCCATTACCTTTGGGATTCTCTTTTGCTGCAATAATTGTTTCATACCAAGCTGAAGTTTCAGCCTTGCCTTGATCATAGCCCTTATTGTGACCCCAGAAATAGCCACCACAAACGCTTGCTGCTATTACTGCAAAAACTACCAGCCCTTTTATGATTGTCTTCTTGTCAATTTCTATAACCATAATAGTCCAGATTAAATAGTTAAACAATTAAAGCAATATTGATAATCTATTTGTTCAATAGTCTAGTCTGCCTTAGCCCGGAAATTTGCCATACTTTTCCCAAATCTCAGGTTCTTCCAACCCCCTAAGATAGCCTAACACAATCAAAGGATGATGCTTTCTTTTTATCTCATCTATTGTCAGATATGAATAATGCCGCCAAGATCCCCAGATATAACCTTGGGTAAAAGCATCTATGGCATCTTTTTTCCAATTATTTGGATTAAATCTATATATTATTCCATCCAAAATATGGTCTTCTTGATACTCTGCATATAGTATTTTTACTGCTTCTTCCGCTTGCTTTGCTTTAATATTTCTTTCCCATTCAAGTCCTCTTTTTCTTTTGGCTTCTTCTAGTTCTTCTTTTACAATCTCTAGTGGAGTTTTGGGTTTTGGCTCTAACAATTTATTTATTCTATCTTTTTTATGTTTTTTAGCCCAATCCTTGTAGCAGGCATTAAGAAACCAAATAACAAATACAATTATCGCCAACACAATAAGACCCAAGATTGTTTTACCATCAATAGCTTCAGGTCTTTTGTATGTGTCAGAATCTTCATAATAATCATATTGTGTCTGAGCAAATATAGATGCTTTTATTATAAAGAAGTAAATCCCCAAAAGTATTTTCTTCATATCCTCGTTATTTCATTAGTTATGTAGTTCACTATCTTAATTGGTTTACCTTGTTCTTTGGCATAGTCAATAGTGTACTTAGTACCCCTACTAGAACCATCCCAAAAGGCAATCAGGCAATCACATTCTTCAACTATCAGCTTATTCCTTACCAAGGGTGCAGTTCTGCCATACTTGTCATACTCAGGAAGGAATTCTATCAGCTTCAGGTTGTGCTTTTGTGCAAACTCCCTAGCATAGGTATCAGCACCCCTGGCACCACCTGATACAATGGTATCAGGGATGTACTTTAGATATGCTTCTATATCTATTGGTGGGCAGGTTCTGGAACCTATTATTGCTAGTTTCATTAATTAACTATAAGTTTTGGTTTTCTTGATGTGGCCCTAGGAATTTATCTCCATTAAGATGAATCATATGGTCAGGATTATCTGCTATCCAAACTTCAGTTTCCCAAGCGAGTTCAGCCACAAATTTTTTGAACACACCCCTATCAAGGAAAGCAGTAATAAAAATCTTACCTGATGATACATTCCTTGTCATCTCAGATATTTCAATGATACGCTTTGGATTCATTGGTCCAACTGAATCAACTGCTTCAATAAAATAGATCCAATCCTTTTCTTCTCTATATAGTACCACATCAGGCATCTTATCGTGTAACGTGATTTCAAAACCAAGTTGGGCTAGTTTTACTACGTCTTTATGTAAATCACGCTTATCAGAATCTCCAACATATAAGCATTCTGAATGTGGTGCAAATCTAGGGGCGAATTGTTCTATTATTGCTTTTTGTAATTGATTGTGTCTGCCTGGGCTAAAAGTGAAATCCTTGCCATTTATTTTTACTGGCATTCTTTGAACAATTTTTTTAGATGAATACTGTTCTATCAAAGATTCGTGTGAAGCAATAAACTTATCTAAAAAGTTTGTGTCAAGTGCTAAATTCTGAACCACTAGTAAAAACTCATCAGTAACCCTATACCGATATGCAGGGCTATTGGTCGCTTTTCCGTTGTCTTCAATAATGGCAGCATTTCTAAAGTGGTGCATTGCATCTTTCCTTATTGATTCCCTTGTGTTCTCAGCATAAGTAGTGCCATAAGAATCATTCATAAAGATGATCATATCGTGAATGCGAATCCAATCATTAGAAGCCGATTCCCAACTATCTTCACGTTTCAAATGAAGTAAAGCCAATAATGAGTAACAACATAAGTCATTTTGTTGTCTTTTGGGCATACCAATTCTAACTAGCAATTCTTTGATTGCTGCTAATTTGTTTAATGGGTCAAAATAATAAGGAAACAATTCTAGCATTTTGTCATTATAATATTGGTTCGTATGTCTTATTGATCATTGAAATCTCATCAGGTTCTCTATCAGGTGCATTATATGCTTCCTTCAATGCTAAAGCTAACTTATATGCCAAAATGGGCGGTACAGCATTTCCTATTTGAGTGAATTGCTGCGTTTCATTGCCTGAAAACTCAAAGTAATCAGGAAAACTCTGTAGTCTGGCAGCTTCTCTTTGGGTTATTCTCCTTCTTCTTCCATCAGGTAGTTTCACCCTTTGCATATCACTAGTAGCACCTGCTAAATTTCTGCAAGTAAGAGTCCTTGCTGGTCTATCAGGGTATAAATCCCTTGGATTAATACAATGGGATTTAGCTTCATAAGCAGCAATGTATCTATCTTGTGCTGGTGTAAGGAAATGGCTATTCTCATCAAAGTTGTTCATTAAATCACCAATTGCTTCCCCTACAGTCACCTTGGTAGTTTCAATCTTAGGGTATGTAAAATTAGATTTATAGCCAACTGTAATAAGCCTTTCCCTATTCTGTGGCACACCATAGTCTTTAGCATTCAGGATTTTATAAACTACTAAATAGCCCAATTTCCTTAGTTCTGAAACAACTAATTCAAAATACCACTTATGCCTACCTAGTAAATTTGCAACATTTTCAAATAGGAATACCTTGGGCTGGATCCTTCTAACTGCATCTATGAAGATGGGGAATCCATCTCTAGCATCTTCCATACCCTTTTGATTGCCGATTCTGCTAAATGGCTGACAAGGTGGTCCACCTATTATAATCCCAATATTTTCTATATCAGGATATTCAAAACCAACTTCTAGCATCTGATGGAAGCAATGACCGTGTAAATTAGCATTGTATGTATTAACCGCAGCTTCTACACATTCATAGCCGATAGTGTCGTATCCAGCTGCTTCAAAGCCTAGAGATAAGCCACCACATCCAGCAAATAAATCTAGAACTATAGGTTGCTCATAAATATTTGGGCGAATAATTCTATTTAATTCGTCTAAGTACATTTATTATCTTTTGATTACACCAACATTAGGCGAGCATTCATTGACCCATACGGTATTGGCTTTATCAGCAAGCCATTCAGCCCTTTCAACTATAGCACTTTCATCCCATTCTGGTTTTTCTAAAGCACCGTGCCATATTTCCAAGTCTGAAGCATATTCAAGCAAGCCCTTTTTCTTCCCCTTTCCATTCTTCTTTGTTTCCCAATCTGAATTGCTGATAGCGGAGTTAAGGGAAATTGGGAGTAACATCATATTGCCCAAACTATTTACTGCAATATTCCTTTCATCTTCGGTTACATCAGCAGGTAGCAGCCAATTTTGCTTCCACTTCTTAGGCATTAAATGTTCTAATGTGTAGGAATTGCAGGGTAGCAGGGCAGTTGCGTGACTAGCTGACCTGATTTTTGATTCAAGAAGGAACAAGATAGCCCTGCATCTGCTATTATTTGGTGCTACGTTATGGAATGCATTTCTGACCATTTCATCATTAGGCATATAGATTGATGTTGTCCCTTTAGATTCTATATATGCCCTCAAGCCCTCATAAGTAAGCACTTTATTGGCTATCAGGTGTTCATTAAACAAATCACTATAGTTTTCATTTGAACTCTTGCAAATGGTTCTTCTGACTATATATGATTCTAGGAACTCAAACATCTTGTTTCTTTCTTCTTCATCAGGAACATTCTTCACTATGTATAACACATAAGGTATAAGCGTTGTAGCATCGAGCGCATATACTATGAAGTTTATCCTCTCAATGCAAGGTGTTACTGGTATAGCAGCATATCTGAGATCAGTTTCAAATGCTTCTTTGAAGATGGCAGCATAAGAAGCTAATTCATTCACAAATGGAATTATATCACCGATATAATTAGTGATAAACCTTTTGTAGTTGTTGAATACTGAATCCGCTTTCCTGAAAATCAGTTTTTCCTCAACACTTACATTGTACTTGGGATCTTGCATCTGAATTTGAAGGAATGCGTGAAAGAAGCTTTCGGTGTTGCTTCTTGGAATTCTACCAGCCGTGATTGTAGAAGCCCAATACTTTACACAATCATCATCTTTTTCAAATACTGGCAACCATATCATTTCATATTCCTTGATGGTGCTACTATCAAAGATATAGTTTTTCAGCAGTTCACCTGTAGTTAGTTTTCTGCCAAGTGAATTGATGGTGTCAAAGATTTGTTGTTCATTCTCATCTGATTCCAAATCTATTGCTACCAGTGACACCTTTTCCACAATAGAATTAAAGCTTAACTGAAAGGAACTGATGTTGTCCCTGAAGTAGTTATAGGCTTTAATGATTTGGTTATCCCCAGGTACATCCTGATATTCTTCCAAGTTAATGATGGAATCAAAAGCCTTGTAATCCACATATCCGTGTTTTAGCTTGGACTTCTTATCAGATTGTGTTTTGAAAAGGAAATCAAACAATCCTTTATTTTGAATGTCTTGAAGGCATATCACCTTCAGCAATAGCACTAAAGTAGTTAGTCTTTGTTGACCATCCACTACAGTCCTTTTATTTTCATCTTTGTTTTTGGGTTTCTTTAAGATAACTGCCCCCATAAAGAATTCTTCCTTGGTCTTAGATAATTGTTCCATATCTGATAAGAACCTAGACCATTCATCTACATCCCAGACATAGGAGCGTTGAAAAAAAGGCACTTCTAGTACCCTGCCCAAATCAAATATTTGACTTATTGACGCTTTACCTGCTTGCATAATCTTATAATATATTGGCTTTAGTTGTTAGTCTGCAAAGATACAAAATATCCTTAATAGTTCTGTTGTTTTTGTGATTTATATATTCAAACTTACCTATTCACTATTAGGGTAAAGGCATCCAAGGATAATAAAAGGGTGTATCAGATTGTTTTGATACACCCATAAAGTTGTATTACAACATTGACCACATCAACAAAAATAAATGAATGTAGTGTAGTACGGTGAGAATCGTTTTCAATATTCTCCAAATTTTTCTTCTTTTCATACTGCATTTCAAATTTATTTTTATGTGGGGTACATTATCCCCCACATATATAATATAGTAGAAATGAAGAAAAGTTTTAATATCTAACTTGTTTTTTTTCAAGCAAATAGGTGGTTTTTGTCCATCGATCCCCCCTAAGGGGTATGGGGTCAGATTTTGATGAAGAAGGTCAGGAAACCCCGCCCCCCTGACATTTCCACAAAAGGTGATTTTCGGCAGACCTAAAAGGCTATCATCTTAGCCCCTACTGGACCAACTAGAGGATGTGCTTATGGGGTGCAGTTACCCCAAAAATCCACTTCCATTCCGTATTCTTTAACACAAATCCCTTGGCAGATCCCTGATGGGGGCTTATCTTTGCAGCGCAATTTGATGTTTTATTTTGCGATTGGACACAAAAAGAAGAAAGGTTAAAGGGTTTAACCACAGCAAGTTATAGAAAGGGTCACGAATCCCTCCCTTTCCGCTGGAAGAACGATAAACCCTTGACTTTCAACAAGTTAAGGGTTTTCTATTTCTCTTTTTAGTCGCAAATCAGGCTATTTTTGCCACTTTTGATGTTACGATTTGCGACTGGTCCATTCTCAAAATTGCGACTGAAAATTGTTGAGTTAACTAACTATTATTCAACAACTTAAACGCAGTTTAAAAATGGTTTTCAATTTCATTTGCAGGGCTTCAAAAGCCAACAAAGAGGGTCTCAGTCCCGTAGAACTTTCTCTGCTCATTGATGGGGAAAGAAGGTATGTCACTCTAGATCTGAAGGTTAAGGCATCTACTTTTGATGCAAAAACCCAAAAATTCAAAAAGAATCAGGGTGCTAATGACTTCCTAGATGCAATCCGTACAAAATTGTACAAGCAAGAAGGAGAGATGATCAAGCAGGGAATCACCATTAATATGGACACCTTTCTTGACATCTACAAGAATGGTTTCACCGCTGACTGCATCACCATCCTTCAGATGTTTGAAAGGCACAATCAACAGTATCGTGCCAAAGCAGAAACCCAGGTTGTATCAGCTTCCACATTGCTGAAGTACAATGTCACCAAGAAGTACCTAGCCCAATTCATCCGCTCAACGATGAAGAGGAAGGATGTGCTGGTTAAGGATGTTACACCCAAGATGGTGGAAGACTTCTACATCTATCTGCTGAAAAGGATGTGCAATAACACCGCTATACAGAAGATGAAGCAGATTAAGAAAATCCTGAGGATGGCAGTAGAAGAAGGCTATATCAGGGTAAGCCCATTCAAGTTGGCTATGAAGGCTGACAATGTAGAGGTAGAGCCACTAACCAAGGAGGAATTGCGGAGAATCAGAAGCAAGGAAATCGGTGTTGCAAGGCTTGAGAGGGTTAGGGATATGTTTGTTTTTGCTTGCTACACCGGGCTAGCCTTTAGTGATATGCACCGACTTGAGCCTGAAAATTTCGTTACTACCCCTGATGGGAAGGAATGGATTATCAAGTCTAGGCAGAAAACTAAAATAGTGTCCACCATCCCCCTACTCCCAGTTGCCAAGGAAATATTATTAAAGTATGATGGCAAGCTGCCCAAGATGTGCAACCAAAGATACAATGGCTTCCTGAAGGAACTTGGGGCTATTTGTGGCATCAAGAAGGAACTGCATTCACACCTGGCTAGACACACCTTTGCTACCCTATTGCTCAACTCAGGCTTGGATATGGTATCAGTCAGCAAGATTCTGGGTCACGCAAATAGCAAGATAACTGAAAGGATCTATGCCAAAATGCTGCCTGAAACCATCTATAGCAGAGTAAGGGAAATTCAAGATAACTTGCTCTAGAGGATAATAGCTTTGCAGCCTGACAACTCCTTGTAGTAGGATATTCGTGGAAATTGAAACCACGCAGAATTGCCTTCTACTTGGAGTTGTTTTTAAGATAGACATAATATAAGTATGGAGATAGCTATCATTGAATCACACCCTCTTTTTACAAAATGAGTTATTCAAAATAATTTGACAATACTTTTTTTTATTTTTGAGCCACATATAAAAAATAAGTACTATTTTTGTAAAAACTAAACTATTATCATTATGAAGAAGTATGTATTAATTTTTCTTTTGTCACTTTTAGTGTTTCCCAATTATTCATATGGGCAAAAAAGAAGAGCAACAAAAAAGAGTGTAGCTAAAACAGCAACGGTTCAACAACCTAGAAGTGAGATTGATATCGTTAAAGACAGTGCTGAACATTGGTTTAAGACCATATACGCTGACAAAGCACTAACTGATCCATATTCATACCGACTTGTCAATATTAAAGCTGAACCAGTAACAGCTAGGCAGCATCTTGAAAGAGAAAAAGCCAAATATCAAGCCATAATGGATACTACAACAATTCCATTAAATGAAAGATCTGAATCTGATTTGATTGAATGGAAAAAAATGGTTGCTGAAAACGAGCAGGGTATGAAAGATAATGAAAATGCTCAGAGTGAATATGGTCGTCGAAAATATGAAATTTATCGAACGTATTATATAAAATGTCTTCAGGGACAACAGAAGCTTGAAGAGTATCTGTTAACAAAGCAATATAGGGATAAGGCTGATGCGGATCTTAATTCTTTATCAAACGAAGCATTAGATAAAATTCTCTTTTATGATATTTATTTAGATTGTTACTCAAAGAACAACATCGGTAACGAAGTATTAGGTAGATATAAATTCCCATACTCTACATCTGGACCATTAGGTCAAGAAAATGGTATGAATACAGTAGAAAAATTAAATTAATATTTTGTTATTATAAGTTCCAAAATTGACTCCTTAATCTTTGCAGATACTTATATCGCAGTATTAAGGAGTCATTTTTATAGTCTAGAAAAAATCCTAAGCCTTAGAGTTTTTTATCGTTCTTCCAGCGGAAAGGGAGGGATTCGTGACCCTTTCTATAACTTGCTGTGGTTAAACCCTTTAACCTTTCTTCTTTTTGTGTCCAATCGCAAAATAAAACATCAAATTGCG